GGCCAAGTTCTTATGCTTAAATTTTTCCCTGAAAGCAGAGATAATCCTGAGAAAGGTAATTTTGTTATGGAGGTAAATAACCAAAATAATGAGACTCAAAACTACCAAAAACCTCAAAATTATCAGAATCAAAACTTTCAGAATCAAGGTTATGGCCAAAATCAGCAAAGGAGGTATCAAAAGCCTCAAGCTAAACAAGGCTATTATAATCAACCGAATCAAGATTATGATCCGATTGATGATTTTAATAATTAGTGATAAGATTTTAGATGGTTTCAAATCATCTAATAATCTGTCATGGAAAATATTAAATACTTGATAAAACTATGGATTTGTGTAAGTTCTGAGTATGTTACTCAAATAGAATGGGAAACAAATAAAAAGGCTGATGATTTCATAAAAGAAGTCTCAGAAAGTTTGCCTAAAGGTATAAGGGCAACCATAGAGGAAAAAAATGAACGATAAAATGAGAATACTTGTTGGAAAACTTGATAACACTCATAAGAAATTAGTAAGCGAAGTTACTAAAAAAGGCGGTTTGAGTTTAAAAACTGCGCAGTTGGGTAGAGAGTACAAAGATATTCAGCGAGATATGATTATAGTAGATAATACTCATAGTAAAGAAGTACATAAGTAATTATTAGCTATAATTAGAAAAAATTGTAAAATATTAAAAACTATTAACAATAGTGCAGGGGTATTTTACGCATAACTAAAAGGAGCAGAGTGAAAATAAAAAAATTAATTGATAAGTTTGATGTGTGGTCTTTGTATTACAGAGAATACATTGTTGGTGCATTGTTTGGTTTATTAGTTGGTTTTTTTATTGGAGCTGTAATATTTTAATGAGTTTAAAAAATCAATATACAACTTATGTTCTTGAGCCTGAGAATAT